CCCCGCGCGCCCGCCCCGCCCCCCCAGAGTCCCCCTAGGAGGTCGTGTGGGCCGAGGCGCGGGCGCGCCGAGCCCAGTTGTGGGGCCAGCGCGGCCCGTGGTCCCTCTACCCCGAGCAGATGCTCCGGTCTAGGGCGATCACCGAAGTCTGTAGGCAGGGCGCGTCGGATTGCCTGTACGGGGTCATCTACGCCCCCGAGGAGATGACCACAGAGGAGCACGGCCCCGGCGTGGAGGACTACCTGGGGCCTGACGACACGGTCGCCCAGCTCCGGCAGGAGTGCGAGGACCTGGTGCACAGGTTCGTCAGGAAGTTCGGGGGAGACCCCGAGCAGATCGCCCAGGAGTGGATGGACCAGGGCGGCACCGCCAACCCGCCGGCACTCACCGCGTGGCTGACCGCCCGCATCCCACAACCCCAACCCCAACCGCAGGAGCCCGCCGACGACGAGGTCGTCGAGGGCGAGATCATCGAAGAGGAGAACACCAATGACTGACACCCCAAAGTACGGGCAGGCGGAGGCGCTCGTGCGCGCCTCTGTCGGCCAGTGGCTCACCAAGGCGTCCAAGGCCGCCATGGACGACGCCAAGCCGTCACTCCTGGAGCACATGGGCCCCGGCGGCAAGCTCCACGCCTACGTCGGCGGCCTCGACGTCGGCACCGTGAGCGTGACTGACCCGAAGCCCCGTGAGGTCCTGGGGATCGCCGACGAGAAGGCGTTCACCGCCTGGGTCAAGGCCAACCACCCTGAGGCCATCACCGAGACGGTCGCCCCGTGGTTCTCCGCCGCCGCGAACCTGAACGCGCTGATTGCCAGCACCGGTGAGATGCCCGACGGCGTCGAGATCACCGAGAAGACCAGTGCCCCGACGGTGCAGGTGCGCCTGTCCAAGGCACAGACCGCGAACCTCGAGGCCCTGGCCGCCGGGTCCGCCATTGCCGCATACATCACCACCGGAGAGCCTGAGGAGGCCACCAAATGAGCAACAAGACCACCGTTGAGACCGTCAGCATCACCGACATCAAGGCAGGCGACACCATCCTCCGCGATGGCGGGGAGCGCATCACCGTCACCGAGGTAATCAGTTGCGTGCCTCACCTCCTGACCTACCGAGATGCGAAGGGGCAGGATCGTCTGGCCTTCGGGGACTGTGCCCTGCGTGTCGTGCCGGAGAAGCCGGAGGAGCCCGCCGAGGAGCCGGTGTGGCCTGACGTCGACCTCATCCGCATCATCCGAGGCAAAGAGAACGGCAACTGCATCGACGGCTCCCTGGCCTACCGGATCGACGGCGGACACGGCTTCCGTCTCCTCGACGGCCCCAGGGTCGAATACGCCTTGGTCCACGACTTCGACGGTGACGCGATCTACGAGTGGGAGGAGGTTGTGGCTGTTGCCAAGTCCGCCATTCTCGCCAGCCTCGGCACCACGGACGACGACACCGAGGACGACACCGACGACGTCGACGACGAGGAGGAGACCGAGGACGAGGACGACTGCGATGGGTCCTGCCTGGCCTGCATCATCATGCGGCTCATCACCGCAGCAGCCGCAGGCAAGGGCAAGGAGGACGAGAAGTGAGCGCCACCTACCTCGTTGAGGTCATCACCTTCAACGACCTCCGCCCCGGTGACCGCGTCCTCTACCAGGGCGCCCCAGTCACCGTCACCGCCATCGGCATCAGCGCAGTCATCGCGTCCCTCACCGAGGCGACCTACACCACCGACGACGGCATGGTCGGGTCCATCCCGAAGATGATGTGCCCGCCCCTGTGCCGCATCGTCCCCGACACCCCACCCGCCCTGGAGGCCGCGTGAGCACCATCATCCTCACCGCCCTCGCATTCATCATCAGCCGCCGACGGAAAGGAGACAGGCCATGACCAGGCCCGACGCCAGCCTCACGGTCACCGGGTACGCCTCCCGTGACCCCGAGCTGCGGTTCACGCCCTCAGGCACGGCCGTCGCCAACGTCGACGTGCCCTGGACACCGCGCCGCTTCAACCGGAACACCAACCAGTGGGAGGACGCCGGAGACACCCTGTGGGTGCAGGTGTCCGTGTGGGGCGACGAGGCCGAGGCGTTCGCCGAGAACGTCTTCAAGGGGACGCTCCTGACGGTGACCGGCCGGCCCCGCCTGTCCGTGTTCACCGGCCGGGACGGGACCCCCCGTGCATCCCTGGGGCTCTCCGCTGACGTGTGGGGCCTCTGTCCGAAGACCCCACGCAACAACGGCCAGGCGCAGCAGGGCGGAGCGTTCGACTACGCCCAGCGGTCCGGCTACAGCGCCCCGGCCGGCGGTAGCGCCGACGACCCGTGGGCCACCGGGGGTCAGTTCAAGGACGAGCCCCCGTTCTAACCACACCACGGGGAGGCCCCAACCCTGGGGCCTCCCCACCAACCCCCTACCAAAACCGGAAGGAAGACCATGAAACTCCGTAACCTCGCCGTCGCCGTTGTCGCTGCCGCGGCCCTCACCATGGCCGGCTGCTCGGCCGCCGACACCGCCTCCTGGAACATCAGCCAGGACTCCGACAACTTCAAGGTGACCCGCCGCGTGACGTTCGTCAACGGCATCACCGACAAGTACCTCCTGACCATCGAGGGCCTGTGCTCCATCAAGGACTCCAAGGAGGACAACTCCAAGGGCCAGCTCGAGGTCACCTGCAAGGTCGGTGACAACACCTACAAGAAGCACTTCCTGGGCCTGTCCGACAACGTCACCTACGTGGTGGAGCAGACCGAGGCATCCAAGACCGACCCCTACCACTACAAGGTGGTGTACCGGCCTGAAACGCTGGTCCCGGACATCGACATCAAGACCAGCGGTAAGGAGGGCTGACCGTGAATCCTGACCGTTCGCTCGGCCAGCGGTTCAGTACCGCTATCGCTTACGTCATCATCGCCGCTACCGGGTTCGCCGTGTTCTCCCTCATCATATGGGGCATCGTGGCGATCTGGGGCCAGATCGTAGGAGCCCTGTCATGACCACCCCAAAGAAGATCGCTGACCTGGCCGGTTGGGTCATCGAGCAAAACGGTGACCTGTCGTGCCCACTCCTGAAGGCTATCGGCTACTGGCACGAGGACCTCGGCACGGTCGCCCGGACGATCGACATCCTCGAAGACCTCGCCCCTGGGAGCCACCGGCGCCCGATCGCCGAGGTACGCCTCGCTACCCGCCTCATGGCTATTGCAGCCCAGGCGGATGCGATGCTCCGGTCCCTTGGCGTCGAGGACCCGGCTGCCTTGTTCGCCGCCGAGTACGAGCGGGCCGCCGTCAAGCACCCTGGCATGACGCTCGACTGCGACGGCCCGACGGACGAAAACCGCTTCTACGCATTGGCGGAGGAGGTGGGGGAGGTGTGCGCCGCCCTCACCTACGACAACAAGGCCGACACGGGCCACAACGCCGACCTCATCTCGGAGGTCACCCAGGTAGGGGCACTCGCCCTCGCCTGGCTCACCCGCTACCAGGAAGGCCCCCAAGCATGACCGCCATCCAGCAGCTCCAAACCGCCCTCGACGACTACGACGATGACGAGCTCATGCGAATCATCGAGGACGCGGACCTGGATGATGTCAGGTACCTGCGTGACCTTGCCCAGGAGGCCGTAGACATCGCAGAAGAGTACGAATACCACCTCGAGCGAGTGGAGGAGTCGTGACCGATCCGATTCGGCAGCGCCCCGCCGACCTTCAACGCGAGCTCGACGAAGCGAAAGCCTCCATCACCGTCACCTATTGGCACCTGTTCCAAACCACCGAGACCCTTCTCAAGGAGATCACTCGGCTATCCAGCCGCAACACCCAGCTCATGGCGGAGAACGAGAGACAGCGCGTGCTGCTCGCTGCCCTGAAACGGGAGCCCGCCACACCGCGCACCATCAGCGGCGGAGAAGACTCCCGCGATCTGCCTGCCGGGACCGTCGTCATCGACAATGCCGGCGTCGCCTGGCAGTGCGACGATGGCGGCCTTTGGACCCCCGCCGAATTCAACCCCACAACGACCGACGACCACCTAGAGGCCGCATATGGCCCCTACACCATCGTCCACACCCCCAAGGAGGAGTCATGACCGACCCAATTCAGCAGTGCCCCGCCGACGCCGATGTGATTGCCGCGAGACTGAAGGAATACCTAGGTGCTGACTACTTTGCCGGGGCGATCAAAAATGTCTACGCACTCATCAACCACATCGCCTTCCTTGAAAGGCAGGTAGTCGACCTGAAAGGCACAATCGCCCGCATGCAGGAGGAGAACGCCAATGAGTGACAAGACCGCTATCCTCGACAAGCTCAAGGAATACGAGAAGACAGGTCACTACGACGGTGCGGTTGGCGACATCTACGCGCTCATCCACCACATCGCCGCCCTCGAAGAGGAAATCGACGACCTCAAGGAAGCCGCCGTCCCGCGCACGGTGGAGGGAGACGGTAGCGACCTACCCGCTGGGACCGTCGTCATCGACAAAATCGGCGACGCCTGGCGAAGGTACCGCCTGGAAGGGTGGGTACCGACCGGAGATGGACCCTATGACTCCCTCCCGGAATCGGGTGGCCCCTACACCATCGTCTACACCCCTACCCCTAAGGAGAACACCAATGACTGAAGACACCGTCGGTTTCCAGCGCCGAGAGAACTCGGACCTCCGCCTGGAGGTCGAGCACCTACGAGAGAAGACCGAGCTCATGGGGCAGGAACTTGCCGTCCTGCGTGAGCGCGACTTCCTCGGCCGGCTCCTCGAAGAGGGGCACACGACCAAACGGGCAACCTTTCTCCCTTACCTCAAGCAAATGGTCGCCGACATCAGTGATGACCGGATCGTTGAGGATGTGAAGGCCGGCCACACTGGCCGTATCGGCACCATCCGCGGCGTCGCCATCGAACTGCTCTGCCAGTTGCAGGAGCTCTGCGATGAGCTTCAGCGGACGCGTGTTCTTGTCCCGGAAACCATCGACGGCGGGGAGGACTCACGCGGCGCGACACAAGGCGTCATAGCCATCGACGGCGACGGGTACTCATGGATCGCAGGCGATGGACGCTGGTGGGAACTCAGCAAAGACCCTGACAGTGGCGCACCTGAACTACCCGAGAAGTACGGGCCCTACACGCTCGCCTACATCCCTACCCCTGAGGAGAACACCAATGAGTGACGAACTGACCACGAAGCAGCTCATCGAGGACACCGAGTCTGCTATCGCCGACTGGGAGGAGGGGGGAGGCTACCGCGGCGAATACGACTTCGACGCAGAACGCGCCCTGGTCAACGACCTGCGCACCCTCCTCGAAATCACCAAGACAGCCCTGGAGAACGTCACCATCGACGTCCCCGGCCCCGGCGGGGTCATCCAGCGGTACACGGTCTCGGGAGTTGCCACCGTCGAGCCAACGGACACAGTCAGGATCGAGCCCATCACATCACGCCCGAATGGGGGCGGCATGATTCGCGTCGACGTGCCCAACGAGCTCCTGCTGACGACCAGCGGCACAGTCCGCATCTCCACCGACCAGCCCGTCTCCCTGGAGAACATCCCACCAGCGAGGGGAGCCGTCCGTGAGTACCGCTGACCGTACTGCCAACCCATACGAGGTCGGCGTCGCCTACGTCGACGGCAAGCCCCTCGGCAAGGTCATCCGCTCCGACTTCGTCGAGGAGACCAACGACACGACCCTGACTCGGGACATCATCGAGAAGTTCTTCAAGGAGGAGTCGCTCGCGCTCACCGCTGTCTCCTGCCGCGAGGGCGGCTACGAGATCACCCGCTCCTACGACCACGAGCGCAACCTCATCGCCACCACCATCGCCCCGTGTAGCAGGTGGCACCCGTGAACGCCCGCCGGGACGTCGCCGATACAACGGCAGACGATATCGCCGACGTCCTGAATATCCTCGCTGCCACCTGCACCTCAGGGAACTGCGTCTACCGGGTGAACGACCTGGAGGTCCGGTCCTCCAGGGACTTCTTCACCGGCAGGGTGGACATGACCATCCGGGCGAGGTTCCTCCCAGGTCCGGCCATGGATCACCTGTCTGAGGGTCTCCTATGACCGGTGACAGTGGTCCGCTGGTGGACACGCAGGCCGCGATCCTCGCCGCCGGGGTCTCCAAATGCACCCCACACCGCAGGGTCGCCG